GAGAGAATTCTCATGAATATTATAAACCGCGTAACTCAATTGTAGAATATGGGGATATGCTTCAATGGGTATGGGGTTTACATCGGTTTTCGCCCGTTTAGGCATTAAGCCTGTGGTTTCAACGTCAAAAACCAACACGGTTTTGGGTCGAATAGGTGCGCTAACTTTAGAATTCATCGTAGTTGTATATTTGGTTACGTCTCATTCGTAGAGGTTTAGTAATTCAATTTTATATCATTATAGTGTAATGAGAGGTACACGCAAGACACGAAAAAAAACAAGAAAGGTGTTCGGAGGAGATACAAATGTATTATCATTAGACAATTTGTTAAATAACAAAAACAAGAACCTATACCCAATCGAAGAAAACGAACATATAAATATTGATATTGCTGTATGTAAAGATAAGAAAGATAAGACTCAAACACATTATAAAATATTTAAGATTGAGAAAACTGAAAATGATAGTGCAATTCCCAGCGATAATAAGGATAGAAAAAACCTACCACTCACGAGTGGGTATACGTTAGACCTACAACTAAATGATATAATAAACAGCAACATCAACAACTTCAATACAAAACATATTCGTGTTATGTTAGTTTTATATGATAATGAGGGTAGTAAAGAATTGCGAATATTTAAAGTCACCGCCATTAAGAAAATTAAATCAAGTATATCCGATCAGTGTACTAGAGGTATGCACGTATATACGAAAAAAAACAATACAAATATCGTTAAAATCCAGGAATCCGTTAAAATACCGACAGATACCACCAAAAAGTCGGAAACTGAAGAAGAGTCGGAACCCGAAGAAGAGTCGGGATCCAATACAGAAGAAGATGTGGAAACCCTTGCCGTCATTGAATCAATTAACCAATCTATCACCACCATTATTAGTAAATTAAATGATATTCAGGCAAACGACCGCAGTAAGTACACGAAAAAAATTACAGAGATAAAATCAGTACACCAACACCTACTGAATACCATAAATAAGAATAAAGAAAAACTTGAAACGAGCACATGGTATACCGACGCGAAACTTAAACACCCTACGTATACGATTGACAATATACAGAAAGTTTTGAAAAATTATCAAGACCGATTGAACCATGTCGGTTTTGGGGAAACGTTTAAATTGAAAAAGCCAAATTTTATGGATAAAGTATCGGATGGAATATTTATATTCATAAATTTGAAAAACTATTTTATTAATGACTTAGACGCAATACTGGACGATCTAGGTAATGGATTGAAGGGAACGGTAGATAACACGATTTACAATTATCTAGAAAACAAGCATGTTGGAGGGCGTGTCACACATAAAAACAAACGTAAATTAAAAAAGCAGAAACGAAGATATACGAAACGCGCAAATCGCAAATAGTATTGACTGCAATCATATTTAGGTAAATATCAAATCCGCCATTTTAATCTATATAAATTATATATAACGATTCACATTATGTCAATTGATAATAACCCAAATATAATCTATATTGCAATAAACATTACAGATAAGTCTATTATTGGCATAGGACCTAATCCAAACAATATTGACATTCTGATTAATTCAATTCCGATTAGTGGTGACATGCAGGATCAGATGGAGTTACAGAAAAAATTAAAGGATTTAAACCCTAAAGTAACCGATCAAGTAACCGATCAAGTAACAGATCAAGATATAATATCATTGAATATAACTATAGATCAAGCAATCAATAGCCCAAAATTGTCAGAAAGTGAAACCGGCCGGTTAATTCAAACTCTTGCTAAAACGGTTAATGAAAATGTAAATCTGCCTGATAACGTTGGCGATTTAAGGAAAGCCGTGGAAGAAAAAACACCAGTTGCAGTCCCAAAACATGTAGAAGAGGGAGGAGGAAAAATTATTGGAAGTTATGCTGACCAAATAGAAACGAAACTTGGTAAAGAAATATATGAAACATGGAAAACAAATTATAAAAAAAAATTTAAATTAAACATTAAGACGTGGAGGGGGGCCATAGAAATTCCAAAACAACACAAACAGGACATGGTAAAGTACATAAATGAACTAACAAACAAACACCTACCCAAACCCGAAGTAAAATCATCTTCCGCATCGCTGTCGAGATCTACGGGTATAGGTAATGCCTTACGCGACGTGGCTCTAATGGCTAGCATGTCGCGTGGTGGTGGAAAAAATGTAAAACATACAAAACGAAAAAAAGCAAATAGACGTAGGAAAACTAAACGTCGTCAATCGAGAAATACATAATAGAATAAATTAGTTTACGTAAAGTAATTTATTTGCATATTTTATACAGTTAAATGAGTAATAGCAATGCCGATTTAGGGACAACGTTATATAAAGATATTATTCAAAAATTATTAGATAATAATACGAGCGCCATGCAAACCCAAATATTGACAGAAAAAGAAAAAGCAAAAGCAACAAGAGATGCAGAAGAAAAAGCAAAAAGAGTTGCTACCGGTACACAATTTACCAACAAAGAAAAATCAACAAGAGTAGCAGAAGAAAAATCAACAAGAGCAGCAGAAGAAAAAGCAAGAAAAGTAGCAGAAGAAGAAAAAGCAATGAAAGTGGAAGAAGAAAAAGCAAGAAAAGTAGCAGAAGAAGAAAAAGCAAGAAAAGTAGCAGAAGAAGAAAAAGCAATGAAAGTGGAAGAAGAAAAATCAAGAGCAGAAGAACAAGAAGCAATGAACGCCACATTCATTAATAACGGTAATAATAAATTAACTAACGAACCCGATAATCTCTCTATTGCCCTTATGTTAATGCTGAACGGTGCATTGTCAAATGATAATACTAACACATTGACAAATGGCGATATAGCGACCCCCCTTATGAGAATGTTGACCGGTGCATTAGTGAATACGGGTAATAATGAATTATCGAATAACGATAATTTAGCAAAGACCTTAATGTTAATGTTAAATAATAGCATGAACCTCGACAATTCGAAAAAAAAATGGTTTAGTATGCCCGGATTATCAAACCCATTCAGTGGTATGAAAATCCCAGGATTATCAAACCCATTCAGTGGTATGAAATTCCCATCAGTATGTGATAACTCAGATAAAATGGCGGGTATAAAGTCATGGTGGTCAAGTATATTTTCATCATTGGGTAGTTTATTCACGTTTGAAGAAGCGCGATATGAGGATCCATATCAACCACCGGAAAATCATATATATATTGGAAAAATGTATACAAAATACGACAATTCTGATATCGAGCCTAAAAACATAAAATATATTAATTATAATGAAGAAGATGATACTTTTTCGATAGACGAGAGGGGTGAGATGTACGTGGAGGGAACAACAGCAAATCAACATGATGTTGCTCCTGCGTCCTCAACTTTAAATAACAAAACAGATGCCGTGAAAACAAACTTGCCGAAGAAGAAGAGGAAAACGAAGACGAAGAAGAAGAGGAAAATACCAAATACTGAAGATGAAGATGAAGATGAAGATGAAGATGAAGAAGAAGAAGAACCAGTCGAAAAAGAACAAAAAGCCAAAAAAGCCCAATCAAATTCAGTTCCTGACCCGGAGACTGCGGTTGAAAATTCCAAATCGCCATCTTTTCTTCAAGAATTGACGAATGCGGTTGAAAATCCCAAACTGAAGCCGGTTGTACGCACAAGTTCGGAAGAAAAGCCAAACGAGAAACAATCTTTTCTTCAAGAATTGACGACAGCGGTTGAAAATCCCAAACTGAAGCCGGTTGTACGCACAAGTTCGGAAGAAAAGCCAAACGAGAAACAATCTTTTATGAAAGAATTGGAAAAAGAAATGAAACAAAAAAAAGAAACGAGTGAGACTCCATCGGTATAAGTAATATTAATCCACAATAAAGTTAAACATTACTATCTATTGTAATACAACCAAATAATTAACAATGCTATTTGAATATGTGATGGCAACTATTCAAATACCAATAAAAGTGTACGAAAATAACACAACGGAACCTATGCCCGAATATATGAAACTAACAATAAGTGAGTGTTCTGAACTTCCATGTAAGTTGACTTCATCTAATTCACATAATGAATTGATGGATCAAATAAAATCGATTGTATCATTCAACAATAACACATTATGTGAAGAACCTACGGAAATACTAACTGTTTCAAAAGAAGAACTCGAGGATAAAGTAAAAAAAGCCCGTCCTAAAAATATCACGTTCCGAAACAAATCAAGTTATCGTACACGAACAAGCAAACAATATTCGGAAGATTAGTTCATAACGTTAGGTCTCTGACCTTTTTCAACAATAAGAGGTTCGGGTACAATAACGTTGAGGCGATCAGAAACGTCAAGCGATTTGAGTGTATAAATGTCAGGAATAACATCTGGTTTTGGTTTAACCATATTACTGGTTCCAATACCAAATAACTGCGATTCGATATCATATGGATTACTAGATAAATTCATAGGTGCGACGCGTCCATTGAGTAGTCCATTTCCAGCAAAGTTCGTTGAAGTGGGACGTCCAAAATTATTTTTATGATGTGTTAAATAATCACATGATCTAGAATTGCCTTGTTGTTCTAAATGATAATCGCCTTCATTGTTTTTACTACGCGTAGAGGCCATCTGTATATACTATAATACATATATTATATACAATTATTTATGTAATTTCTCATATAGTTGTTTGTATTCTGACATGGACGATATAGTGTCAATATCTGTATTCGAAAAAAACAATGATAATAGGGGATGTAAAAGGTCTAAATAATCGTATCCGAATAATATTGTAAGCCCAATATTATTATCGATTGAAAACATGAATGAGGCTGATTTTGCGTATAATGATATGAAATCCTTGTTCTGAAACGTATTATTGAAAACATATTCCATTGTACGACTAGCTGCTTTTTCATCGTACATCATTTCATCTGCGGTAATATCATCCAAATCCATATCTTTGACATCGGGGAATTGCGTAGAGTCCATTTGGAATACATCTCGTAAACATTTGCGGTATTCCTCATCGGTTGAATATTGTATGTTTAATTGTATTGGATAAGAATATGTCATTTGTTCTCTCACTGAATGACATATTCAGAAATGTTTATATTGATTTGATATACAATTATTTACACCGATGGAAAAAACTCCCAATCAAGGTCTTCACATACCTTTTTCCATATCATATCTTGTTCTAGTTGTTTTTCTCTGTCTTTCATCATGGGTATATATGGTAAATACTGTGTTTGGTCGAGTAAGACACATAGTTGATGAAGTGTATATGTATAATTAAAGAAATTGGTGCGATTGGCCGGACAATGAACGGCCCATGGTTTTTGTATTTCAATAAATAGTACACATAATGTCTCATGAAGTTCTTCGTTCATAACGGGTGGTTTGATCCCAAATAAGGAGTTAATATATTGTATATGTTCGAAATATTTGTTTAATCCAAGTTTACGCAATAATTCGCGCATCTTATCATAGTTAAGTTGAGACATATCCGTAATTCGTTCTTTTTTGATCCTAGATTTGATAGCATTAATGACATCCTCTGGTATTTGTGTAGTTTCTTTCGCCTGAAACTGTGATAGAATTTCTTTGAAATGATTAAGACGTATGTATGCTGTATAAGATACTTCATTGGGAGGGTCTTTATTATTAGGTTTCGAACTATCAATAATATAGGTTACAAATTTACTACACTCATCATTGTTACATATAAGTATTCCTTCCTCGTCTTGCGGTATCATTTCGCCATTATTGCAAAATTCACATTTATCTGATTGAATATAATAATCCTGCGCATTGGTAAACTCATTTGTAACATTTCGCCAATATTGTTGTGTGTTTTTTTTAGATTGAGTATATTGATTAATAATCGTATCTTCAAATTTATCTGACGATTTGATTTTGAAAAAGGATTTTAGCGCATTCGTAGATCCAGTAGTGGTTTCTATATTTGATGAAATTTGCTGTTTCTGTTCGAAATAATCAAAAATAAACTTGGAATTGTTTAAAAGATATTGTTTTTTCTCCCGTTTCAAATCTTTGATTTTTCGGGTAATATCTTTGATTTTGTCTTTGGCATTCATATAATCGTCGATTTGATTCTCACTTAAATTGCGTATATATGTCTTTAACTCATCTCTGTCTGATTGTAACAGTGGTATAGTTTCATTATCAATACGGTCGTAATATTCTATAAGTTCGGTATGTTTCTCGTCAATAGTACATATAGCCTTTATAGTTGACGATTTGCCCTTCTTTTGACCACCTGCCATTTAGATAAAGTATTCTATGTATGTGTTTTTATGTTCCTTTTTATAGTAGGAATATATATATATATATAATATTATGCCGGTTATACAATATCAAGATGATAAATATTTCAGGTTGATGATGTTGTCATTACTAATACACGATTTTATTCATGATTATGGAGCCATTGGCGCATTAAACCGAATAAAATCTTTAGAAGAAATTAGTCAATCTATTTTTCAAGGACAAATAATAACGGGTCCATCCCAAAACGGAGGCTATGACCCCCCACAAAAAGGTAAATCGAAACGGGGAGTCAACGTAGATAAACAGAGACAGAGAAGAGCCGATATGAAACACCTCAATGATAAACAAACTCAAGAGTCGACTATAGTGCTTAAACGATTGGGAGTAACTGTGGAGGATGCGTCAGAACTTAGTCAATTGGGAATAGACCCCACCTTTTTTAATGTACCCGACAGCAAGTTCACTGATATATCTGAATATGAATATTCGCCCGAAATTATCAGTTTTCTGTTCGAAAATGTAACCGGATTTGATGTAAATTCATATTCAGTTGATGTAGGACAACCAATTACACGTTCGGTAACGTCCGAACATATGAATATGTTAAAAACCATGTTACAAAATGACGACGCAATATCTAAATCGTTAGAAACCAACCAAGGGATAACCAACATATTGCAAGCAATACTGATTGCCTTTTCGCACGACAATGTACAAATGATAGGGTTAATTCAACCGATTATACAATATGTAGAACATACTACTTTTCGTGCAATGGGTATGCAATCAAATTTCACTATCGAGGATATAAAACTAAGGCGACAATCATTACAAACTGGTAATGGTAAAACACAAAACGGCAGTGGTGGTAATACAATAGTAGCCGGTCCATTAACCGGTCCAAATTTATCATATGAGCCATATGAACCTCAAACGCAATCTGTTTTTGATGTACCTAAAAAAACGGTTATTCTGTCGCCCATTGTTCCAAATGACAATATACAGAATGTATTAGATGCAATTATTAATGATACTGTAACCAATGATAACCTACGTGATATAAAACCCACCGAAATATATGAAGCATTAAATATGGTCGGTGATGAAAATGATAAACAAAAAGTAGAACATTTAAAGTTTGTCAACAAAACTGTTCATCAAATAATAAAGGGCACTTATACTTTCTTTTTAAAACGCGAATATACAAACAAGTATGCTATTTTAAATAGTCATTATTTAAAACAAGTATTGATGAAATATTTGTTGATTGTGCTTTATTATCAACGAATTAATAAGTATGATTTTATAACAAAAATATCTACAAAATTTGTCGAAAATATTGGTGATATGTTAAATGAAATGTGTCCATTATCAAACAAAACACAAAATGGGGTTGAAACAAAAAAAAAAGACGGAGGAGCTATTGATGAAACCACGATATTACCAGTTGACCCCAGTTTAAAAACAATGACTGTGAAGAGAAATCAACTAATAAAACGTTTAAACAAATTAGAAAGTACTAAACAAAGAGTCCCAGTATCAACGCGTCCTGCGCGTACATTAAAGTCGGATGTAGTATCAAAGAACAACGGCATACAAGATCAAATTACCGCTCATATTATTGATTTTAACGAAGATGTAAAGAGACATTCAGAAAAACAAAGTGCGTCAGACGAGTCGGGTAAAAAAATATCTCCTGAAATCAAATCCGTGATTAATTTATTATGCAGTGAAGTTGCTTATAATGGGTTATTATATATGGGGCTTTCTGACATAGATAGTAACCCATTATATCCAGATGGTGTCGATAATAATCAGATAAACAATACTATTTTTAACAACCAAACAGACATACTGAATCGTATTTCGAATGGTATCGATAGTGTATCTGGTATAGATAAGAAGTTATTTGATTTTATAATAGATAAACCAGAGTTATGGAGTAATTACAAAAAATCAACGCCGAATGACTTTAATGCGCACATTAACAACCGACCGAGTAGTACTATCAATAACGCAATTAACAAATCCAGTTATAAGGGCATTCCGGGTATAAATGGTATTTTAAAAAATGCGGTTTGTTCTACCCCTCAATATATTGATGCGATGGGCGGTCTTGGTAGTTGTACTGTGAAACAAATAGGCAATACAACAAACGAATTTCCAAGTACAATTGATATCAATATTCAAACGGGTTCACCTAATTATTATAGTACCTTTATAAAACATAATAACAATCGCGTAAGTTTAAAATTTGATTACTTGGTAGATGGAATCAAATCTGTACCATATTACGAACAATTTAATCTTAAAAACGGTAAAGAATTATTATCCGCATCAAATACAATGAATGCGTTATCGACCAAAATAATGGTTTTATGGAATACGCGATATAGACTAGACACCACACAAGATAGCGCTGGGATATTTCAGGATTTATTCAAAGAAAATTTCAACCAACTAATATCAGTAGCATCGCGAAAAGGAAAAGGAGATAGAGCACAAGAAGAAAATAGTGTATTTAAAAATGGAGGATATAGCACTGTACTTAATTATAATCCTAATGATATTCGTATAGGTGCTATGGGAGATAGACCTTCGGGATTTAGAGCAATGTTGGATATGAATTTTTTAAAATCTGATTCAGTTAGACCTAATACTATTGCAGGTTTTTTTGGACCTAATCATTCATATACGATTGATTCATCTAACCCATCTGGTGGCGGTAAATCTTCAAAAAAACGTAGAAAGACCAAGAGAAAAAAAAGCAGAGCAAAAAAATATACACGACGATCAACTAAGAAATAGTAGCACGCGAGAATATATTATAACACAATCAGACATGTGTCATAATATTCATTAATAATCGTATCTTCAACTTTATCTGACGATTTTACATTTTTTACATTAACAGATTGGATAGAATATTCAGGTGCTGAAATAGGCGTTTGAAATATACGAGTGTAAATTAGCACCACATACATGTCTTGGTAGCACAAGAACAATTAATACATAAATTAGGCGCCAAGTATAAATAACCGAATGGATTAGATACGTGGTCGGGATTCGTGTAACCATGTACGTTTTGTTTTTTACACCGCTTACATTTGAAGCGTGCTGGCGACAGTGGCGTTTCAATGGATCGAAACAGATGATTTTCGCATATAAATTTTGATTCTTTACTCATTGGAATATTAGAGACGTAGTTTTTGTATTGTTTTCAAAATTCGTAATTTGTTAGAGAATCTCATATTTAGAAACTATATACGATGAGTAACTCAAATTGCGAAACTACATTAATCGATCCTCCTAACAATATAAAAATTGATAAACCTGTTTTTCAAAAAATGATGTTTTTAACAAATGCTTTAGATCAAGGTTGGAATGTAAGGAAATCTCGCGATTCTTATATTTTTACAAAGAAACATGAAAATAGAAAGGAAATTTTTCGTGAAGACTATTTAGAGACATTTATACAATCAACCGGCTCATTTTCATCATTGTTATGCAAACCGTAGATTTGAAAACAGTATATTATATTCAAACTATAATATGTTGGCGTATTTGGTATGCACTATATATTTAGGGTATTACAGTTCTAACCTAGAGTGATTCATATATATATATATCTATGAGTATAGTTGTTATTTTAGTAATAATGTTATATTAAATGCGTTTTTTCCCCAAATTATTTTCTTTTTAAAGTATATAAATCCATACAATGGCTGGAGGTTTAATGCAATTAGTCGCTTACGGCGCACAAGATGTTTTCCTTACCGGAACCCCCGAAATTACTTTCTGGAAGGTGTCTTATAGACGCCATACCAACTTTGCCATGGAGTCCATCGAGCAGACCTTCTCCGGTCAAGCCGATTTTGGACGCCGTGTCACATGTACTATCAGCCGTAACGGTGATCTTGCATACCGTACCTATCTTCAAGTCACTCTTCCTGAGATCAACCAATCTATGAAAGGAACCGCGTCTGGTGTTAAGGCTCGTTGGTTAGATTTCATTGGCGAACAACTTATCGCCCAAGTTGAGGTCGAGGTCGGAGGTCAACGTATTGACCGTCAATATGGTGACTGGATGCACATCTGGAACCAACTTACTCTTTCCAAGGAACAAGAATCTGGATACTACAAGATGATTGGTAACACCACCCAACTTACCTATCTTACGGATCCTTCATTTGATGAGATCTCTGGTCCATGTGCCGCAAACAGCGCACCTAACCAGGTCTGTGCCCCTCGCCAGGCTCTTCCTGAGACCACCCTTTACGTGCCTCTCCAATTTTGGTTTTGCCGTAACCCAGGACTTGCTCTTCCTCTTATTGCTCTTCAATATCACGAGGTCAAGATCAACATTGACTTCCGCCCTATCGGTGAGTGTCTTTTCGCTTTAGCCGGTGACAAAAGTGCTACTCAAGCCTACCAACAATCCCTTGTTGCCGCATCTCTTTATGTTGACTATATCTTCCTTGATACTGATGAGCGTAGAAAGATGGCACAGAACCCTCATGAGTACCTCATCGAGCAAGTTCAGTTCACTGGTGACGAGTCTGTTGGTTCTTCTTCCAACAAGATTAAGCTCAATTTCAATCACCCTTGTAAGGAGTTGATCTGGGTCGTCCAACCTGATGCCAATGTTGACTATTGTGATTCTCTTGTCGACTCTAGTATGCTTTACAAGACATTCGGCGCTCAACCTTTCAATTACACTGATGCCATTGATGCTCTTCCTAACTCTGTTGCTGCCTTCGGTGGAGCTGATATCAGTGGTGGTGAATTTCTTGACGAGAACACTTACCTTGGTGGTACCAACGTTTCCACTCTTTCCGATGCCGGTACTTTCGTCCTTGCTGAGACTGCCCTTGACATGCATTGTTGGGGTGAGAACCCAGTTGTCACTGCCAAGCTCCAACTTAACGGCCAAGACCGTTTCTCCGAGCGTGAGGGTTCATACTTCGACACCGTCCAACCTTTCCAACACCACACCCGTGCCCCTGATTCCGGTATCAACGTCTACTCATTCGCCCTTCGCCCTGAGGAACACCAACCTTCCGGTTCATGTAACTTCTCCAGAATCGACAATGCCGTTCTTCAACTTGTCCTTTCTGCCGGTGCCGTCTCCGGTACTGCCACTGCCAAGGTTCGTGTCTACGCTGTTAACTACAATGTTCTCCGCGTAATGTCAGGAATGGCGGGGATTGCGTATTCAAATTAATTTGTTCCTCATATCGTGTATGGTGTGATATGTGACCTACAAAGTATTTTAATAAAAAGGGTTTTCCCACAAAAACAAAATAGTTAATCAATTACCCTGTTGTTTTTGAATCTCCATAAAAATTATAATAAAAATATAATGTTTTTATTATACACAATAATCAATCTAATTATTTGTTTCTTTTTTTGAATTCCTATAATCAGCCAATTCTTTTGCTTTCATTTTTTTGTATTCTTCATCTCCATATTTTTCTTTCAACCGTTCACGTTGTTTTTGCTTTCGAACGCGTGAATTCTCGCGTATTTCTTCGGGTGTTTTTTTATTTGTATTTTTTACAATGTTTTTTGATGGTTTATGTGTTTTACTTATAATTGTGGTTGTTTCCACTTTAATTTTACATTTCAAATATATTTCGGTCATTTTATTAAATAATTCGTTCAATTCCATATCTTTTTTTATAAAATTGCAACTCCCACAACAAGATTTCACATTACTCATTATATACCCCAAATTATTATCAATGCGGTCAATACCATTTTTGTATTTTTCGTATGATTTTCTACCACATAAGTAACACTGTGAATTTACAATTATATCATATTCATCTTTTGTTAATTCAAATGGCAATGATTTATTATCAGCACGTGTTTTATACCTAGTATAAGATGCAGCGTTAGTATCACAAAACTCATCGGTAAAATAACGTCCATTAATTTTATTATTATATGTCAAAATATGCTCTATACGTTTTAAAAATACGTCAGCCGATAGCGAACACTTCATAAAATTACACGTCTTACAACAACTCACACAATTGTCCATAACATAACCCATATTTGAATCTAATCGATCAACACCATTAAATCCGCGTTCTTGAATAATATTGCAATAATGGCATGGTTCCTTTACAATTTTATTGAATTCTTCTTGTGATATTTCAAAGTCCAAATTTTTATCTCCAGCACACCTTGAATATACTCCATACTGTAAGTTGATATTGTTTATTTTATTTTGATTGTTGATTTGTACTTTATCTTGGTTATTTTTCCGCCATTGTTTTGCACATTGCGCGTTTCTTTCCAAATATTCATTAATATCCTCGTCAATGCGTCGTTGTCTATGATTCATACAATACATAACCACCTTCTCGTAATGTTCTTCTTTCCAATCAGCCTTTTTCGCAATTCTTTCCGGTTTATTAGAAGCAATACATGCTAACTTATTACGATGTTCCTTATCTCGTTTTTGGTCTTGAATGCGGTTACTTTCTCTACAATTTTTACAAGTTTTCGTATTCCCTCCATTAATGCCAACAAATAAACTACTTTCTAAATCTTGACAACATGTAGAACACGTTTGATGTGTATCCGTTTTATTATTGGTTACATTCGCCCTACGATTACGTTCTTGTTCTCTTTCCTTTTCCAAACAGGATTGGCAACGTGTATATTGATAATCCAAATCTAATTGGGTTCTACACCCACGGACATATTGTTTACATATTTTTTTACCCATAGCCACAGTATCATCGACGAATACACAAATTTGATGTTTCTGACAATACATATTATCAGTTGAACGCTTGAACGTACATCCGGTGTTCGCACATAAAACGACCTTTTCACGGGTTAATAGTTTGTTTTGCTTTCCTCTAGTACGACAATTCGTACATGTCTTACCATCGGGTATATAATATGATTTTTTACAACCCGAACAAATCTGTAAATTTGACAACATTTCTTCTGTATAATCAACCATATAATCGTGTTTTTTACAAAAATTGGTGTCATTTATAACATTGCATCTACAGCATTTTAATGTTCTATCAATTGCCGAACATTTTGTCATCTTGATATATTATACGTAGATTTCATTTTATATAGTTTATTACAATATAACTATATAACCCCTAAATATTCTCATTCTTCTCTTGCGTTAATTTCTCCTTCTTTTTCAAATATGCAGTTCTAGCCCATTTCTTTTTCTGT